TTAAGAGCCGGGCTTGCCCTCCGCCTTCTCGCCCGGCATGGGCAGGGCGGCCAGGGCCAGCACGGTATCCGCCGAGAGCCCCGGGCCGAAGGCGCGGCCGATGCTGCCGGCGACCGAGGCAAGACCGCGGCCGATCTGGCTGCCGATGGCGACCGCGGTATCGACCGTCGCCTCGGCCTGGGCGGTGATCACCGCGCTGGCGGTCGCCCCCGCCGCCTCCAGCTTGCCGGCGAAGCGGGCGTAGATATCCTTCACCGAACGGGGCTTGCCCGCCTTGTCGTAGAAGACATTGGGGTTGGAGGCGGCCGCTTCCGGCAGCAGGGCAGCAGCGGACGACGCCGGCGAACGGTCGAGCGCGGCCAGGAAGCGGGAGGCGCCGCCGGCCCCGAGGAAATGCGCCATATAGAGGTCGGTCGAATTCACCGGCCTGGTCAGCCGCCGTTCGAGATAGGCCTTGTTGTCGCTGGCGAATTCCGCCCCCATCAGGGCGGACAGGGTGGGATCGTGGCGGAGATCCAGGATCGTCTTCCGGGTCGCGGCATCCGCCACCTTCATCCGTCCGTCGGCGCCCTTCGTGATGGCGTCGGCAAGATTGCCGACGCCATGTTCGGCGCCATGGTCCTTCACCATCTTCAGCCAGGTCTGCTCGATGAACTGATAGAGCCCCCGGGCGCTGGAGGTCGCGGCCTTGGCCCCCGCGTCATAGCCCGATTCCAGCTTGGCCTGGGCCAGGAGATAGCTGAAATCCATGCCCGTCCGGGCCGACGCGGTCTGGATGCCGGTCAGGATATCGGCCGGCACGCCGGCATAGGTGCGGCGCTGGGCGGTGGCGGTCATCTCGCTCGGCACACTAAGGCTCATCCACGGGTCCTCCCGGCAATCCGGTCCTGGCGATCCGGCAATTCTTGCCGGCCGCCCTGCCCCAAAGCGCCGCGGAACCCCGGATTCCCGTCCGCCCACGCCCTGGGACAGGCCGTAACTGGCAAAAGCCGTGCCAAGTGTCAGGGCCCGCGCCGGGCATTGCCGACATTGAGCGCCAGCACTTCCACCACCCGGCGCAGCAGACGGACGATGCCGTCGTCGACCGGGGTCGGCGTCAGGGCCGCGATGGCCGATGCCGCCGCGATCACGCCGCTGGCCGCGGCCAGCAGGGTGTCGCCGTTGTCGATGATGAATTCGATCATGCTTTGTTCCCCTCAATTGCCGAGCTTGTAGAACAGGTGCCGGCCGATGGCGACGACCGGCCGGCGCCCGCGGGCCCAGGCCGGCAGCACCCCGCGGGCGTGATAATGGTCGGCGCCGAAAGTGGAATCGCCGAGGCGGCCGTCCAGCGCGGCATCGGCGATGGTCCGCGCGGGCAGGAGCACGGCGCCGTCCGCGGCCAGGGCCTCGATCCTGCCGCGGTTGGGATCGCCCAGGTTCCAGCAGGAAAACTGCCACGGCGCCCGGCACACGGAGACGGCGTCGGGCCCGCACCACCACGCGGCCTCGCGCCCCGCCGCGACCAGCCGGGCGCTGGCCAGCATGCGGTTGACGACGACGCCGGCGACCGCCGCCATGCCGGGCACGCCCTCGCCCCTCGCCTCGCCCCAGAGCGTGCGGGCCAGCGTATCGCGGTCCGCCTCGCCCGGGGCCGGCAGGGGCGCCACCCGGGCGGCAAAGGGGGCGCGCGGCGGGCTCATGGGTTGCCCCCCGGCACGGCGCGCTCGATACGGCGCAGGCGGCCTTCGAGATCGGCCAGGCGGCCGTCCAGGCGGCCGAACTCGCGGCGCGCCTCCTCGGCGGCCAGGGCGTCGCGGCCGCCGGCCTTGAGATCGCCGACCTGTTCGCGCAGGCCCTCGATCTGCACCTTCAGCCCGGCGATGACCGCCGTCGTCTCGCTGACGCTGCCCGCCAGCCAGACCACGCCCGCGGTCAGCAGGGCGCCGATGACGATCGCCGCCTGGCGTTCCATCTCACTGCGCCGCGATGGCGCCAGCGATACTGCATCCATTACACACCTCCCTCGTCCCGGTTGCGGTCGGTCGCGGCGTCGCGGGCGGCCACCGCCGCGCGTTCCTGCCGGATGGCGTTGGCGGCGATCTCGCCCAGCACGAGATCGAGGGGGTAACCCGCGGCCTCGGCCTCTTCCGGCGTCAGCGGGCCGCGCAGGATGTACCGGGCCTCGCCGGCGAAATCCGTCGAGGCGCGCAACCAGATCGCGTAACTGTTGCCCGCGGCATGGTCGAGCGGCCGGGTCTGGATTTCGATGCGGTCGAGAGAGATGATCGACATGGCTTTCCTCACGCGATAGCGACGGCGCTGCCGTCGATGTAGGTCCAGGCCGCGCCGTCGCATTTCACGAGGGCCGATTTGCCCGTTTCCGGGTTGGACACCTCGGCCCATCCGACAGTGCCGGCGGAAGGGGTGGGGAGAGTGCCCCTGGTATGGACGCGATAGCGCACCGGGCCGTTGCTCGTCACATTCGACAATGTGACTGAACCTGTTCCTCGATCGATGAATACCGGCGTTCCGAGGTAAGCGCCCGTGTCGGAGAAGCGGTTGATGCCGAAATCGGAACCGACGCTGGCGCCGCTTTCCGCGCCGGCGTTCGCCGAAAAGGACCACCGAAGAACCCCGTCGGTCTGAAGGCCGAAAACACGATTCGTGCCGGGGCCTTTGGAAACATTGATATCGCCTGCCGAGCTGATCTGCCCGCCGTGACCGAACTGGATAATATTCCTGACGTAGGAGCCATTGTCGGCAATCGCCTGAAGGGCCAGAACGCTATTGTTCTGATCGACAACCAGCTTGAACGCGCGCTGATCCGGCGTGCCGCTGACGGTCACCATCATTTTGATTTCAGGATACGCCTCCTTTTTCACGGTCAGCGGGCCGGTGAATTCCGGCTCCTCCGTGACCGCCGCCGCTATCGCCGCCCTGACCGCCGCCGCATCGGCGGCGCCGAGCAGCCCCCTCATGAAACCGCTAAGGTCATAGGTCGCCGGCGCATCGGCACCCGTGAAATAGAGGCCCTTGCCGGCCGCCGTGGCCAGCGCCGCCAATGCCGTCAGCATGGCCCCCGAAGGCTGCTTGCCCGCCAGGGCCGCCGCCAGGCCGGCGACATCGCCGACGGCCGTCCCCGCGGCGGCCGACGTCGGCACCCACCCGGCGCCGTCATGCAGCAGCAGCAGGTGCTCGTCGACGACAAGGATCTGAAACCCCGCCCGCGGCGCCACGAACACCCAGTCGGTGCCGTACCAGCAGGCAAGCTCGCCACCGTGCCCCGCCCAGGCGCCGTCGGCACCGGCCGCTACCAGATGGCAGTCGCCGGCCGCCGGCGCCGCCGGGGCGGCCGTCCTGGTCCGGTCGAGAACCGCGGCCTGCACCAGCATATCCAGCGTGTTCAGTGCCTCGTTATGGGTGATTTCCTTCTGTGCCTGGTACTGGGCGATATAGGGCAGCGCCAGCCGCGGGGTCGTCATGGCAAAAGGGCTCCTTCGACAGAGGCCGATCAGATGGTTGCCGTCGCCGCCAACCCGCGGCCGAACAGGGCTGAAACCTGGTAGACCCGGACCACCACGGCCGCGGGGATCCAGCCGAAATCCGCGACCGCGCTGGCCGCGCCATAGGTGGCGTGCGGCACGGTCGCATTCAGGGTGCGCTTCACCGCCGGACCGGCGCCGTCGAGGATTTCAATGTCGTAACGCTCCTGTTCCTCGGACAGGGGCACATCGGCATGGTCCGACCATTGTCCGCCGATGCGGGTCCGGCGTATCCAGGTGATCTCCAGGTTGCCGGCCGCATCCCGCCGGCCCCGGACATGAACCGGGGCATAGGGACGCAGGCCGATCCCGCGCGCGGTGAAACGCCGCTCTTCCCACGACGGATCGCCATGGCCGGCAGCGGCGGCGGGACCGAAGCGATAGCGCATCTCGACCTGCCGCAAGGACAAGGGCAGCGGCAGGCTGCGCAGCGCCCCGGTCAGGGCCACCACCCGCGCCCCCGCCGCGACCGGCGACCGCATCGCCTGTTCGGTCCCAAGGCGCCCGCGCAGCAGGCCGCGCAGGTCGTAACGCCCGGGCCCGACCGGCGCCGCAGCCGCGAACTGAAGGATTTCCCAGTCGCCGTCCGCATTCTCGATCGCCAGGGCATTGGCGTCGCCCGCCAGCAGCCGGTCCCGCGGCCGGCTGCTCAGGCTGCCGCTGACCAGGGCGACGCCCAGCACATTGCCCTCGTCCCAGAATGCCGTCGGCCCGTTGTAGAGGGGGTGGACGGTAACCCCGAACGTGGCTGCCACCGGCAGCACGGCCCAAGTCTCGTAACTGTCGCCGGTCGCGGAAGCGGCGACGGCGACCTCGACCGCGGGCACGCTGCCCGCCGCCACCCAGGGCCGGTGGGGCGGGACCGTCTCGTCGATCACCGGCAGGTCGAGAAAGGCGAGCGAAAGGCCGGCCGGCACCGGCAGCCGGCCGATCGCCTGCGGCGCGGCAAGGCTGAGCACGGGCCCGTGGGCCGCGGGCTCGACCACCCTGGCCTCGACGTCGCGCCGGCCCGTCTCGCTGATCCGCCCGATGCGCAGCGTCAACCGCCCCGCCGCGGTGACGAGATCGAGCGTATCGCCGGGATCGAAGGCCAGCCGGGACGGCGGCAGGGCGAAGCGAACACTTTCCCGGCCGATCCAGGCCTCGGTCAGCAGCCGCTCGGCCATGCGCAGGGCCTGTTCCTCGTCCAGGGCCAGCGGCAGCGACAGGATATGGCGCCCGACCGCGCCCCCGGCCTGGCGCCGGCTGACCACCGCCGCGGTCCGGTAGTCCCGGGCGAGGTCGGTAAACCTGATGGTCACATCGCCCGGCAGGTCGGTTTCCTGGGCCCGGGTTATGCTCAGGTCGCCCCGTTCCTCCTCGCCGGCGGCGATATCGTCGAGCGTCAGCACCGCCGCCGGGCCGCCACCCTTGGGGCGGAAGCGCAGCCGGCCGTCGCCTTCGGCCGCATCGAAGTCGAAGGCTTCCATCAAGGCTTCGATTTCGCCGCGCGGGCTCAGCACCCGGTCCCTCAGGTAACCCGGAACGATGCCGCGCAGCGCCGAAACATCGATTTCCCCGGGCCCGAGCCCGGCGCGGCCGCAGATCGCGGCCACGAGCCCGCCGAGATCGGCCAGCGCCACCTTGCCGTTCAGCCAATGCCCGGTCGGCCAGAGATCGGTATCGCCCCAGAGATCGGCCCGCGCCGGCCAGGCCGGATAGGGCCGGGCATCCCAGGTCCAGACGGCGATTTCCGTCACCATCCGGCCGCCGTAGACGGGCGAGACCGGATTGGTGGCGGCCGCGGGCCCGAAATGGTCCAGCCAGGCGGCAAGCCCGGCGCGCTGCACCAGATCGTCCCGCGTTCCGGCCGAAAAATGCGGCAGCGCCGATTCCGCCGACTTCGGATCGAAGAAGACATTCGGCTGGTTGCAGCCGCGATCGATGCTCGGGATGCCGAGTTCGGTGAACCAGATCGGCTTGCCGGAAGGCACCCAGGCGGTCGGCGCCGGCTGCTCGATGCCGCCGATCCGCTCCACATGCGCCTCGGCCCACCAGCGCCGCAGGTCCTTCGGCCGATAGACCCAGGGCTTGCCATAGGCGCCGTCGGTGATCGGCGTGCGCCGCTGCTCGCGGCGGTCGGCCGCGCTGGCGTAATACCAGTCGTAATATTCGCCGCCCTCGATATTGGCGCGCAGATAGGCGCCGTCATGCGGCCCGGCCCAGCCCGCCGCGGCATCGAGGTGATCCGTGCCGTCCCGCCAGTCCGCCAGCGGCAGGTAATTGTCGATGCCGACCGCATCGATATGGGCGTCGGCCCACAGCGGGTCGAGGTGATAGCGGAGGTCGCCCGAACCATCCCCCGGCTGGTGGCCGAAATATTCCGACCAGTCGGCGGCATAGGTCAGTTGGACCGCCGCCCCCATCACCGCCCGGCAATCCGCCGCCAGGGCGCGCAGGGCCGCGACGAAGGGATAATGGCCGCCGCCGTCCCGCAATGTGGTCAGCCCGCGCAATTCCGATCCGATGACGAAGGCCGACACGGCCCCCGGCGCGGCGGCATTCACCGCCGCGGCAAGCCGCGCGTAATGCAGCACCAGCCGGCGCAGGGACCATTCCGCCGGACCGGCATAGGAGGACGTTACCGTACCGGTTCCGGCATCGACGGCGGCGCCGAAATGCGCCGGCCCGGCCGTGCCGACGAAGGCGGCGATTTCGGCGGCAACGGCGGCGGTTCCGTCCGGCGAGCCGCCGTATCCCGGTGCGATGCCGGCGGTGATCCGGCCACGCCAGGGATGGGCCGGCTGCCCGGCCGCCGTACCGCCCGCCGAATAGGGGTTCGGCAAGGTGTTGCCCGCCGGAATATCCATGAACAGGAAGGGATAGAGCACGACCTGATAACCGCGCGCCCGCAGTTCCAGGATCGCCCGGACCACCGAGGCATCCGACGGCGTGCCGCCATAGGCCCGGTGGCCGCCGTCGGGCCGCAGGGACACGACCGGCACCTCGCCGCGCGCCAGGCCCTGCACGCTCCAGGCGATCGGCGTCCGGCCCTCGAAGGTCGCCTTCGCCCCGTGTTCCACCCGGGGCTGGATCCGGCATTGCGCGGCCCGCAGGTCGTCGCCGAACCAGCCGACGACGAGTGAGACCCGGCGCACCGCGGGCAGGCTGGCGGCCAGATCGTCAAGCGCGGGCAGCAGGTCGGCGCGGCCGTCGCCGGCGCTTCGGTTCTGCGGCAGCTGCAGGCCGGCGGCCGTCGCCTCGCTGCCCGAGGTGACGACATGGGTATCATAGGCGAATTCGCCGCCGCCGGGGATCAGGGTGATGCCCTCGATCCTGGTCTCCAGCGCCGGCCCGGAGACCGGCCCGACGCGGCGGAAGACCTCGAAAGTCAGTTGCGGCAGCCGGTTGCCGAAGCGCTCCAGCGGCAGATTCTCGAACACGACATAGGCCGTGCCGCGATAGGCGGGGGCGCGGCCCGCCCCTTCGATCGCCTCGATCAGGGGATCCGGGTCCTGGATCCCATCGCCCGGATAGACCCGCATGACGATGCCGCTGAGATCCAAGGGCTTGCCGTCCGCCCAGACCCGCCACAGGCGGTCGATCGCCCCCTCGCACAGGGCGACGGCGAAATTGGCGAAATAGCGGTAGGAGGTCACGCTGGTGGAGCCGCCGCCCCCGCCGCCCTTGCCGCCGCCCGTGGTCTCGGTGGTCGCTTCCTCGCGAAAGCGCGTCGCCCAGATCACCTGGCCGGACAGGCGCAGCCGCCCCGCCATCTCGGGCACCGGCGCACCTTCGGCCGAGGTCTGGACCTGAAGATCGGCAAGGCGCGGCCCTTCCCGTTTCACCGTGCCCGAGAACAGGCGCTGGTCGACGAAGGCGCCCACGGTCGAGGCGGCAAGCGCCGCCGCCGTCGCCGCCCAGGCGGGGGCGCCGGCGGTCAGCGCGGTCGCGGCCACGGTCAGCAGCAAGGTCGCCATGGTCAGAGATCCGTCGGAAAGCGAAAGGCGAAGCGCAGCCGCGCCCGCCACCAGGGCACCAGGGCAACCTCGGCCACCGGGTGCAGGTTATAGGCATGGATCATGCGCGCCGGGCCGGTCTGGACCGCGCAATGTTTCGCCGGCCAGCCCCGCCCGTAGGAGAAGAGCAGGACGTCGCCCGGGCCCGCTTCCCCGGGCGCGATTTCGGTCAGATGGCGGCGGGCCGCGAGCGCCAGGGTCTCGCGGCCGCTCGCCTCCGCCCAGTCGGGACCATAGGCGGGCGGGAGTTCCGGTTCGTGGCCGTAAAGATCGCGGTAGATCCCACGCACGAGACCGAGGCAGTCGCAGCCGACACCGGGCACCGACGCCTGGTGCAGATAGGGCGTGCCCAGCCAGAGGCGCGCCGATGCGACGATCCGTTCAGGCCAGGCTGGCGCCGTCATTGCCATCTCCCTGGTTCGGATAGGACAGGACGAAATCCGCCCCCGGCATATGGGGGAAACCGCCGAAGTTCACCGCATTGCCGAACCGCGCGCCGCAGGTGGCGAAGCGCCGGTCGCAGCCCGCCGTCAGCACGCCCGCGTCGCCGACGGCCGGCATGCCGGGCAGGGGCAGCAGCAGGCGCAGCCGGGCGCCACGCTGTTCCGCGACCTCGATCGCGAGGCCGGCATTGACCCCGGCGGTGAACGACAGGCGGCCGTGGCTGTAGGTGCCGTCCGCGGCATCGTCGATCCCGCCGACCCGAAGGCCGAGACGGCCCTCGACGGCGGCCACGGTCACCGCCGCCCTGAAGGCCGGCGCCGCCAGATCGATGCCGCAGCGGGCATCGCCCAGGGTCCAGGCGCAGCGCCGCTCGAACAGGCGCCCGGCCGGCTGGTCCAGCCGGTGGGCAAGACCGCGCAGTTCCGCGCTATAGCCGCTGCGCCCCCGCGTCACCTCGCCGATATGGCCCCGGCGGAGCAGGACACGCTGCCCCGCATCCTGCCAGTTGACCAGATAGAGCCGGCATTCCGCATCGTCGTAGCGCCCGGCGGCGAGATCCGCCTCGGTGATCGCATCGGAGCGGAGCGCGCCCTCAAGATCGACATTCGAGACGGCGAGGCCCGGCTGGCTTTCGAGGGCGCTGGCGGTGAAGCCGGAATCGGCGTGAAAGGTCACGCCGTCGAAGTCGAGGTCGACATCATGGTCGGTGAAACCGAGGCTGACGCCGTCGCGCCGCTGGATCAGCCAGCAGCGGGCCAGCGTCGTCACCCCGCCCGCCAGATGGGCGGCCAGGGCCGGCGGCAGGGTCTTCACGAGAACACCTCGATCAAGGGAATGGAGGGGACCTGCCCGGCGCGGAAATCCGCCAGCGACAGGGACAATTGCTCGACATCGAAGCGGACGGGAACGTCGAATTCGAAGCCGGCGGTGACGATCGCGCCCGCGGCCGGCGGCGCCGCGAATGTCACCAGGCCGGTATCGTGATCGACGGCGACGTCGAGCGCGGCGACGGCGACGCCGTCGAGCGCCACCTCCACCGTGCCGGCGACCGGCCGGCGGATCAGGCGCCGATAGGATTGCGCCCCCGAGGCATAGAGTTTCGACAGCGGGAAGCCGGTGGTTTCACCGTCGCCGGTGCCGATCGCCTGATCGGTCGCCGCCGGCGGGCGCAGGGGCGGGCAGCTTTTCCAGTCCTGCCAGTCGCGAAAGCGGAACCCGTGCAGCCGGCCGCGCCGGGCCTTGAAGAAGGCGATCAGCTCATGCAGGTCGTCGTCCGAGCGCAGGCCGAGGCCGACGTCATAGCGGTGACGCGGATGGGCCCAGAGCGCGTTGCGTTCCTCGTGCCCGCTGGCCAGGGTCACGACATCGACCCGGAACCCCGGCCCGCCTGCCGACCCGAAGGCGATATCGAGGGGAAAGCGGACGTCATGAAAACTCATGGCTCACCTCAGGAATAGCGCTGCGCGGCGGCAAGCGCGCGGGACATGGCGGCGGCGATCTGCCCCTGGCTGCGGCGGAAGCTGCCGGCATCCGCCGTCGTCACATTGATCGTCACCGAGGGCGCGGGGGTGGTGGCCGCCGCCTGCCGGGGCACGATCTCGCCGGTGCCGTCGGGCACGAACAATTCCGGCCCGGCCTCGCCGACCACATAGGCGCGGTCCGGCCGCACCGGCCCGCCGCCGGCCCGGAAACCGCCGAACAGCGAGCCGAGCAGGCCGGCCAGCCCGCCGCCGGCCGAACCGCCGCTGTCGCCGCCGCCGCCACCGCTCGCCGCCGCCAGGGCGGCATTCAGCGTATCGTCGAGGACGAGATCGGACAGGCGCAGCGCCATGCGCGACAGCACCTCGTTCCATTCCACCTCGGCCCCGGAAACCGCATCGACCAGGGCGCCGCGAATGGCCCGCGCCGCGACCGACGCGCCATCGGAGAGCAGGGCGAAAACCCCCTCTCCCGCCCCCTCGCCGCCGAGAATTTGCGAAAGGTCGGCGACGGCGGTCCCGGCCATCTGTTCCGCCTCGGCAAAGGCCTGGCGCAAGGGGTTGAGATCCGCGGCCAGTTCCACGGCCAGGCGGTCGACGGTCGGCATGTCGGCACCTCTATCCCCGGTCCAGCCGGGCCTTTAGAGTTTCGTAATCGGCCCGGTCCAGCCGGGCCTTCAGGGGGGTTTCTCAATCGGCCCGGTCCAGCCGGGCTTTCAGGGTTTCATAATCGGCCCGGCTCACGGGCGCCGGCTGCAAGGCCCGGCGCAGCGCGACGCGGGCCCCGAGCACGAGCAGGAGATCGCCCGGGGTGGCGGCCCAGGCCGCCGCCGGCGGCCAGCCGGCCAGCGCCATGGCAAGGCCCGCGGCCTTCGCCACCCCGACTAGGGTAAAGGGTTGGGCAGGTCCCCCGCCGGGCGCAGGGCCGCGGTCAGCAGGCGGGCGCAGACGGGGGCAAGCGACAGCAGCCCGCCCCCGATCGGCAGGTCGTCGATCCCCGCCGGCCCACCAGCCCGGCGCAGCGCCGGCAGCAGCACGGCGACGACATCCCGCACGCCATAGGTGCCGTCGAGAAAGCGCCGGGCCAGGGCCAGCAGGGGGCAGCCCGCCATCTCCTCGGTCTCGGCCAGGGCGGCGAAGGTGGGGCGCAGCACGAAAGCCCGGCCGCCGAGGCGCAGCACCACCTCGCCCCGGGCCGGATTGGCGGCAGGTTCCATGATCCGCCCCTCAGGCAAAGGCCGGCGCGCCGGCGGATTCGAGCGTGATCGAGAAGGTTTCCTCGCCGTCGTGCTCGCCCGCATAGTCGAGGGCGGTGACGAGGCAGGGCGCGGTGATGGTCGAACCGTCGCCCCGGGTGATGCGCCAGTTGCGCCGGGTCCGGCCGGTGAACAGGCTGCGCACCGTTTCATGGGCGGCGCCGCTGTCGAACACGCCCGCGCCGGTGAAGGTGAAGGATTGGATGCCGGCGCCGTCCAGCAATTCCCGCTGGCCGCCGGAATCCTTGCTGGTCGTCTCGACCGGGCGCAGGCGGGCGCGAAACCCGGTCGAGCGCAGGCCGGCGACCGTGGCATAGGCGCCGCTGCCCGTGGTATCCACCTTCAGCAGGAACAGGTCCCCGCGTTGCTTGGCCATGCCGTCGCTCCTCAAGTCGTGTGGGGGGTAATCGCTTCGGTCACCACCCGCAGGCGCAGCACGCCATGGGTGGTGACGCCGTCGCCGTCGTCGAGCACGGCGCCATAGGTCACCCTCGCCTGCACGCAGGCATGGGCGCCGCCGAGCACGGGCACCTGGCGGTGCAGGGCCGCGGTCATGGCCGCCAGGATGCGCTTCGCCTCCGCCCGGCCACGATAGCGCGACCAGGCATGCAGGGTCAGGACATGGACCTGGCCGGCCCGGGTGCAACTGTCGTCCGGCAGGCAGCTCGCCTCGCCGATCACGACATGGGGAAAGCCGGCGCCCTCGGGCCGGCGGTCGTGCAGCCGGGGGCCGATCAGCGCACCGAGGCCGCTGTCCGCGGCCAGCAGGGCGAAGACCGCCCCCTGAACCGCGAGGGATGCATCAGGGCTCAAGGCGCAGAGCCTCCGTCAATCGGGTTTCAAGGTCGCTGCGGGTTTCGGCCAGGGCCGCCGCCAGAAACGGCTCCGCCGGCACACGGGCGGTGCCGAATTCACGCGCCGCCGCCCCTTCGTCGCGAAGGGTAAGGCGCCGGAGGCCATCCGCCGTCTCGACGGCCACGCCGCCCTCGACACCGGCATCGAGCGCGGCCACGGCGGCATCCAGCGCCTCCTCGACCTGGGCCGCGATCCGGCCGAGGGCATCGCCGAGCCCGCTCACTGGCCCGCCCCGCTGCGGGCGAGCAGGGTCAGATAGGCCCGGCGCGGCTCGGGCAGGATGCCCAGGATGTCGAGCGGCTGGCCGCGCCAGACGATCCGCCATTCGGCCGACAGGTCGTCGCGGGCCCGGATCGTGACTTGCCACATCACCTGGGCCTGGCGCTGGTCGGCGGCCACGGGCTCGCTGCCCGTCGTCGCGGTGACGGCGGCGAAGACCTCGGGCGTTTCGGCGATCGGCGCCCAGCCGAGAGGGCCGCCGCCCGCGCCGTCGTCGCCGATCACCGGCCGCTCGAAGCGGATGCGTTCGCGCAGCCGGCCGATCACAGCCGCACCACCCGGTAAGGCGACCACAGTGCCTCGACACCCAGCGGCAGGGGGCGGGCACCGCCGCCCGCCCCCGCCTCGCGGCTTTCGAACAGATGGCCGAGCAGCAGGGCCATGCCCCGGCGGACCGGTTCGGGCACATCCGTGCCGGCCGGGCCATAACCGGCGGTGTAATCGACCGCGATCGCATTGGCCGCCCGGCTGCCGACGGGCGGGGCGCTGCCCGCCCTGAGCACCAGGCGCCCTGGCGTCGCCACCAGATCGGCGAGATAGCGGCCGGGCTCGAGCACCGTGGCGAGGCCGTCCTCGTCATAGGTCGTCACCGCTTCGACCGCGGCCAGCGGCGGCCTGGGCAGGTCCAGCGCCCGCCGCCCGGCCGGCCAGGCGTCCAGCCACAGGCGGAACCCCTGGGTGATCAGGGCCCGCCCGAGATGCCGTTCCGCCAATTGCCGCGCGGCGACGATCAGGGCGGCGACGAGGCCGTCCTCCGCCGTATCGTCGAGGCGGAGATGCAGCCGCGCCTCCGCCAGCGACAGCGGCTCGACCGTCGGCGCCAGGATCCGTTCCAGGCCGGCCATGGTTACACCCCGGCCCGCGCCGTGCGGTGGCGCAGGATGGTGATGCCGGCCGCCGCCCCGCCGGTGGCGCCGGCGATGGTCAGCTTGGCGCGGAGATAGCGCGCCGGCCCGGCATAGCCCACCTGCTGCACCGTATTGGCCCCGGCGCCCGACGAAATGGCGGCAAAGGCACCGATCAGGTGCCCCGCCGCCACATCGTCATAGGCGATGCCGTCGGCCGAAGCCTCCAGGCCCGGGGTATGGGTGCCGTCGGTATAGGCGCCGGCATGGACCAGCACGCTGGCGGCATCGAAACCGCGCAGGTCTACGGCGCTGCCGGTGGCGCCGGCGGTCCGCACCGCCGGCGCCAGGCTGTGCGCCGGGTCCAGATTGCTCTTCAGGTCACGCATGGTCATGTTTCGTTCCCCCATCAGGCCGCGAATTTCAGGAGTTTGACGGCGTCGAAATCGAGGACGTCGCCGCCGACCCGCCGGGTGGTGTAGAATTTCACCTGGGGTTTCGCCGTATAGGGATCGCGCAGCGTGCGGATGCCCTGGCGATCGACGACGGCATACCCCTCGCGGAAATTGCCGAAGGCGATGGACAGGCTGCCGGTGGCCGGTGCCGGCATATCCTCCGCCTCGATCACCGGATAGCCGAGCAGGGTGGCCGGCTGGCGGGCGCCGAGGGCGGGCTGCCACAGGTATTGGCCGTCGCCGTCGCCCTTCAGCTTGCGCACTTCGGCGACGGTGGCGCGGGCCATGACGAAGCAGGCCCCCGGCCGGTAGCCGGCTTTCAGGGCATAAGTCAGGGCGATCAGGGCATCGCCGGGGTCGCTGGCGGCGAAAGCGCCGTTGGCCCCGGTCAGGACGTGTTGCAGCGTGCCCCAGGCGCGGCTGCCGTCCGCGGTCGCCGCCGTGCCATAGGTGGTGAAGCCGCGCGGCATGCCGACGCCCGACCCCCCGACGAAAGCGGCATTTTCCGCCCGGCCGAACTTGTCCGCCACCTTCTGCGCCAGCCACGCCTCGACATCGAAGCCGGCATCGTCCAGCAGCTTCTGCGACACGCGCGGTTCCGCATAGAGCTCGTGGGCGGGAATGCGCCAGAGGCCGACCTGGGGCGATGCGGTCTCGCCCCGCCCCTCGGTTTCGGCGACCCAGCCGGCCGCGGGCTCGCCGAGGTCGAGCATGCCCTCGGCGGCATCGGCGGTGATGGTCAGGACCGAGGCGATGGCGCGGATCGGGCTGGCGTCGTGAAGGCGCGAGACGATGCGGTCGGTCACCTCCGCCGCGACCAGATAGCCGCCGTCCGGATCGGAGACGACGCTCATCGCCTTTTTTTCGAGGCCCGGCAGCTCGTGGTCGATACCCTTGCGCAGGAACAGCGAGAAGGCGGCGGCATGGGCGGTTTCAGCCGGGTTGCGCGCCTTGGCCGCGCGGCCGGGGCGGGCGAGCGCGGTTTCCAGGCTCGCCACCGTCTCGTTCAGGCGGCCGACCTCGGCATTCAGGCGGTCGACCTTTTCCGTGGTCAGGACGTCGGCCCGCCCCTTGGTTTCGATCTCGGCGAGGCGCCGGTCGTTCTCCGCGCGGAAACTGCCGAAGACCCGGGCGAGGTCGTCGGTCGCGGATTGCAGGGTGGCAAGATCGGTCATGCAAGGTCCTTTCCAGGGGCAAGCGCATCCGCCGCGCGGCGGAGATTGGCGATGATGGCCGCATTCAGCCCCGTCTCGTCCGGCCGGGCGGCCTTGACCCAGGCGATCCGCGCCGCCTCGTTGGCGGGCAGCGTGACAAGGCTGATTTCATGAAGGTCGAGGCCGGTCAGCAGGCGGGCGCCGTCGCCGTCGATCCGGGCGGCGACGGTCGAATAGCCGATGGAGAGGCCGTTGACGGCGCCGAGGCGCATCAGGGCCTGGGCCTCGCGCCCCCGGACGGTTTCGAGGGCGAGACGCCCCTCGACCCGAAGCCCGCGCTCGTCCTCGGCGACGAGGTCGAAGCGGCCGATCGGTTCCGCCATGTCGTGCTGCCAGAGAAACGGCGGCATCTGGCCGAGGCCGCGCCAGCGCTCCAGGCTGCGGCGAAAGGCGCCGGGGGCGACACGGTCGCCCTGGGCATCGGTCACGCCGAAGACGCTGGCATAGCCGGCGAAAACGCCCTCTGCCCCGGCCCGTTTCAGGGCGATGGCGACCGGCGCGCTTTGCTGCGTGAGGATCATCGCGTTACACCTTGCCTTTCTGGACCTCCAGAGGTCCGTAACCGAGGGCGGCCCGGCGCTCGTCCCGGGTCAGGTCGGCGGCGGCGCGGACCTTGGCCCAGCGCTCCGCCCGGCGCGGTTCGAGCGCCGGGATCTCGTCGAGATCGGGTTCGAGCACGGCAATGCCGAAAGCGGTGCCGAAGGCGCGGGCGAAGGCCCTGGCCACCGCCTGCGCCAGGGGCACCACCGTGTCCTCGTAAAGGGCGAGGCGGGCCTCGGCGTAATTGGCATAGGTCTGGGCATCGGGCACGCCGACCAGTTGCGGTGGCACCCCGAAGGCGAGCGCGATTTCCCGCGCCGCCGCATTCCGCCCCGCGATCCAGTCCATCTCGGCCGGCGACAGGCTGAGCGGCCGCCAGTCCAGCCCGCCGTCGAGCAGGAGGGGACGCCCGGCGTTGCGCGCACCCTCGAATTGTTCGGCGATCTCGGTCTTCAGGCGGTCGAACTGGTCGTCGGCCAGCGCCGCCGGCCCGTCCTTCGGCTGGTAGACCAGGGCGCCGGAAGGGCGGGCGGCATTGTCGAGCAGCGCCTTGTTCCAGGCCCCGGCGGCATTGTGCTGGTCGATCGCCTGGGCCGCCGCCTCCAGGGCGGGCAGGCCGTGCCAGTCGTCCAGCGGGTGGAACGTCTTCAGGTGCAGGACGGCGGAGGCCCCGGTCAGGGCATCGACCGGGATGAAGCGGCCGTCCTCCCCTTCCCGGTGCTCGTAGCCGGCGGGAATTCCGCCCGGGCCGGGGCGCACCGTCACGCGGTCGGGCCGCAACAGGTGCAGTTCCCGCGGGCGCGGCCCCGGCCCCACCGCCTCGACATAGGCATTGCCGGCGATCAGCAGATGCGCCGCCACCGCCTCGCGGAAGGCGCTGCCCTCGTCGCGCGGGTTCGGGCGGCGCATCAGGGCATCGAAGGCCGGCACCCGGATTTCGCTGCCGGCGGCATCGCGCGCGATCCAGGGAATGGCGGCGACGCTGCGGGCGACGAGGCCGACCGCCCGATGGACGACGACATTGCGGACATAGCCCTCGTCCGCCAGCGTGGCATAGCGCCGGGCGGTCCAGCGCGCGCCCGGCGCCTCGCCCCAGGCGACGGCACGGCCGCGGGCCCTGGTCTCGGGTACCCTGGTTTCGGGTGTGGGCCGGACCAGGCGGCGCAGGCGTGCCATCAGGCCCGGCGCCGGCGCCGGCCCGTTCTTGTTTCTGTCCATGGTCCTTAAAGCCTCCGCAGTCTCGGCACGCTGGGCTGGGGCCCCGCCGCCAGATCGGTCAGCACCCAGACGAGGGCATCGACCCGGTCGCACAGACCGTCCGGCCCCTGGGTGGTAAAGCGGCACATCTGGTCTTCGAGGGCGGCAAGGCCGGGCCCGTGAAAGACCTGGCCTTGCTCGTAAAGGGCGGCGACCGGCTCCGCCCGCACCGCCTTGCCCCGGGTCGCGCGCAGCCCGCGATAGGCGACGCCAGGATCGAGCGCGCGGACCAGGGATTCGACCAGATCGCCGCCCTGGTTGACCTCGGCCACCAGCCGGTCGGCCTGATGGCGGTGATAGGCGTCGATCGCGCGCCGGGCCCAGCCGGTGGGCGGCAGGCGGCACGACAGATCCTCGATCACCGCCAGCGTGCCGTCGGCCCGGCGCCCGGCGACGACGATGCCGGTTTCCGCCCCCTCGTCCTCGCCGGTGGTGCCGACCGCGGGATCGACCCCGACGACGATGCGCAGGCACGTCTCCGCCGGCGCCGCCACCCGCTGGCGGTCCAGCAGGGCGCGGGTCCACAGGGCGCCCGGCACGTCGTCGACCACTTCCGCATGCAGTTCCTGGCGGCCGAGGCGCGTGCCCTGATAGCGGCGCACCACCTCGGCCAGGAAGGCCGGCGCCAGATTGGCCCAATTGTCGAAGGTGGAGCCCCGGGTGATCCGCACCTGCGGGTCCTTCAGCAGGTCCTTGATCAGGGGCACCGGGCGCGGCGTCGTCGTCGCCAGCCAGCGCGGCGCGGTGCCCAGGCGCAAGCCCAGCAGAAGCTGGTCCCAGGCATCGGCATCGCGCCATTTGCACAATTCGTCGGCCCAGGCGAGGTCGTGCTGGGGCCCGCGCAACTGCCCCGGCCGCTCCGCCGAAAAGGCCGTGGCGACGGCACCGTTCGGCCAGGTCAGCAGGCGTTTCGACGGTTCCCACAGCGGCCGATGGCCGGGCGGCGAGACGGCGAGAAGGCCGGACTCCCCCTCGATCATCACCTGGCGGGCATCGGCGGCGGTCGCCCCGACCAGGGCGATGCGCCGGGCGCGGCCGGCCTCCACCTCCATGCGCACCCATTCGGCGCCGGCCCTGGTCTTGCCGAAGCCCCGCCCGGCCAGCACCAGCCAGCCCTGCCAGTCGAAGCCCGGGGGCGGCAATTGCTGGGGCCGGGCCCAGAAGGCCCAGTCATGGGCCAGGACCTCGGCCTCAGCCTTGCTCAGCCCCGCCAGGAAGCGGGCCTGGATCGCCGGGGACTGCGAGGCGAGCCAGGCGCTGTTGTAAGCGCTCGCGGATGTCGGCGGCATCGCTGTCGTCATCCGTTCCGCCATCCATCGCGTTTTCAAGACCGAAGGCCTGCCGTTCCAGGCGGATCAGGCGATCGGCGGTGGTGCCCAGCGCCCTGACCAGACCGGCCACGGTTTCCGCCTTGCCGGCAAAGGGCCCCTCGTCCGGCGGGCCGGTCGGGGCCGACAGGTGATCGCGCAGGGATTGCTGGACGAGGCCCAGCGTCTCGCGCAGGCCCGCCAGCAGGCGGCGGTGGGCGCGGGCGACCTCCAGCCCGCGGCGGGCGGCGAGATCGGCCTCGTCCGCGCCGGATGCCGCGCCGGATGCCGTGCCGCGTTCCCAGCCCTCGGCCCGGGCGCGGCGGCGGATGGCGGCTTCACCGACGCCGAAGCCGGCGGCGATCTCCGCCAGGAACAATTGGCCCAGGCGATACTCCCGCTCGATGCCGCGCCAATCGGGCGTATCGCGGGCGGGGGGATCGGGGGTGATCATCGCCGGGCCATTTCGGATCACATCGACTATGTACCCATAATGTGCACATTGCGCACAGAAGTCAAGAGATTGTTCTCAACTTGTTCTCGACGAGCGCATCGATAGCCTGCTCGACCACGGCCGGGAATTCCATCGGGATGAAATGCGTCGATTCAGGCACGCGGGTCACCGCCGCCGCCGGCAGGACCTTGGACAGGCTGGCCGCCCCGCGCCGGCCGAGGGTGGAACCCTTGTCGGCGTAAAGCACGCCGACCGGACAGACGAGCTTGGGTACGCGGCGCCAGAAGCTCAGGCCGATGGTGGCGAAGGTCTGCGCCTCCCAGGCCGGGGCGCAGGCCAGGGCAATGGTGCCGTCGGGTTTGTCGGTGGTGCCGCCTTGGACATAGGCGTCCAGGAATTCCGGCCGCCAGGTCTTGAAGGCGCCGCGCCCGGTATAGGCCTTCAGCATGACCTCCCGGCCCGGCCAGTCGGCCCGGCGCTTTGCCGCCTGTTCCGCCAGGGGAAAGCGGCGCATCAGCCCGGTCACCCGGCCGAAGGCGAGCGCCGGCACGGCCCGCTTCGGCACCACGGCGGGATCGATCAGCAACAGCCCGGCGGCGAGGCCGGGATGCAGGGCCGCCACTTCGGTGCTGATCGCGCCGCCCATGGAATGGCCGACCAGAAAGGCCGGCTGGCCCCAGCCTTCGAGAATGCCGGCGAGATCCCGGGCATAGCGGCTCCACGAGCGCAGCCGGCGCGGATCGGCCGGCACCGTGCTGAAACCGTGGCCGCGCAGGTCGAGGGCGCGCACCGTATAGCGCCGGGCCAGCGCCTCCAGGATCGGCCGATAGGTTTCCGCATTCATGCCCGTGGCATGGGCCAGATGGACCAGGGGCGCGCTGCCGAGCGGCGGGCCGCCGGCGAGGCCGGAGAAAAAACCGCCCTCGGCCGGGATCTCGATGCGAGCAAGCAGGGACACGCGACACTTCCTTATCGTTATGGCGCCATCCTGGGCCAAGCCATGCAGCGCCGTCCATCGACAGCATGTGCTGCGATGCATTAGACTTCGGCCATCTTACCGCCACAAAAATGAAGTCTGGTGCCGGCCATGGTACGCCGCCTTACCGATGAACCCCCGATGATCCGCGGCCTTGGCGCCGACCCGCAGCGCCCCGGCGCGCTCGGCGGGGTGGAGCCCGTCTCGCCGCGCCCGCAGCACCGCCGCGCGGGGCCGGACTGGGGCCTTGCCCTCATCACCGTCGCCTTTCTCGGCGGCGCGGCCGGGCTCTTCTATTTCGGCTACATGAAAAAGAATCAGGATGATTCGCTGGCCGCCGGCGAAACCCGAATCATCACCGCCCGCCCGGAAACCGTGATTCCCGACGGCGGCACGGCCGCGACCCCCGCCGCCTCGACCGGCGGCCAGACCGCCGGCACCGCATCCGGCAGCGGGGCAGCGCGGCCGCCGGCCGGGGGCGGCGGCTATTCCATGGGCGAGCAGGCGACCGGGGGCGACGTCTCGACCCGGCCGGCGGCCCGAACGGCGCCCGAACCCGCGGGTCGCGAGAAGCCGCGCCCGACTTCTTCCGCCCCCGGCGTGCTGCAGGCACCGCCCGGCGTGAAGCCCGTCAAATAG